GAACATTCTGAAGATCAACAATAGCGGCAGGCTGTTCTACAGGGGCCGGGGTACTCTCGGCATTCCCCTGCTCTGATCCGGCATTCTCCGGTGCAGAGCTTTCCTTTGCCGCAGTATCTCCCGATACAGGGCTTTCTGCCGGAGCCTCTTCGGTGGGAGCTTCTTCTTCGTCATGGAACACCACATTCTCAACAAAGTCTCCCACAGGAGATTCGATAGGCTTATCAATATCCATAATCACCGCATAAGCGCCCTGCGAGATAACACCCTTGAATACCGAATGGAAGTCGGGTTTAACGCCCAGAACTTCCGCACGACGCCGTTCATCCCGAATGGCGTCCACTTCATAAGTGTAGGGACCGCCACTGGCCTTATCTACTTTGTAACTCATTACCCGACTCCTTCAAACTCCCAAGAATCGGGAGAATCGTAAACTTGATAGACAGACTCCCTTGGGGTGAATCCCGGAGTTCCTGTGTCTCTATATGGTACCAACATATCCTTCACCGCGTCTATTGTCTGCATATTAGCGGAGACACGATTACCCTTATTATCGAATGCCATATCAGGCTGAAGAGTCATAAAGTAACGGAGAGAGTCGGGGGCATCATCATCCTTCTTATGGATAGTGCCCTTGGGTGCGTTATCAAACTGAAGCTTCTTAGAAGCATAGGTAGCCCACCTTAGACGCATCATCTGGTGTTCCAGAGTGGTGCAGTTAGGGGTGTATTGCCAGAAGGGCCTACCTTCTTCCCGAGGGTCAGTATCGACCTTCATATATTGCTCTATTTTGATAAGGCCTATGTTGACAGAAGCAGGTCCTGTAGGAACTCCCTCAACGGCAAGATAGATACCGTGTCGAGAGTATTCTTGGATATCGGAAGTTCCTGTATTACTACGGGTTTGCCGCATGGCAGGATCGCCAGTTCTAAGGTAGACGCTGATACCCTTGGGTTTGAGGAACTCATCTTCGTATTCCTTTACTTTCTTAGCCCAGTCTTCAATAGTGGTAAAGCTCTCTACCATTTCATGAAAAGTAGTAATATGACCATTGGGCTCAACAGCGTGCCAAAGCCAAGCAGTAGGGTGAGCCCAACCAATATCAATAGACGTATAAACTCGCATATCTCGGGTGACTTCAAAGTTAAACTGAGTTTTGTGAAGCTCTGGATTAAAACTCTTAAATACACGGCCACCGAGTTGGACGAATTGTCCCTTCTCACGTGCCGCCCGTTCCTGCGGGTCAAGTCCTGCAAGGTATTCCTCAGCTTCTTCTTTACCGATGTGGGGGTTATCGAGCATATCTGCCTGAATAACGTCGAAGATAACATTGGTCTTATCTTCGACCACAGGGGAATAGATATCCTCATAAACCCATGTAAGACCATCCAGCGGGGTCATGGAAATCCACCATGAACCGCCGGTATCAATTAGACGGGCACGACACTCATTGAAAATATGCTTAGGGGGTTCCTCGTCAAAAGCGATAAAGTGTCGAGAAGTTCCAGCAAACTTGTCCAACTCTTGGTCATAAGACATAAACTCAATAAAAGAACCATTGTTAAGAGTAAGAGTCTTAAGATACTTATCGTAAGAATCTTCCCATGACCCGTTGATGAGGTATTTCGCCGGGAGCCATTGCTGGAAGAGGGGGAGGATAATCTTAGAAAGCCCATTGGGGAAGTCAACACAAACCAAGCGACCCCGTGTGGGTTCTTTCGGCATAGTCCGATAAGGGTGAGTCTTTGTGAGCCACCAGAGGCATTCCGTAACATCGGCAATAGTCTTTCCCGCTCGGTTTCCACCGATATAAAGTCGCCCCTTCTTATGGGACTTATGGAATTTGAGTTGTTTCTTGTGTGGCTCATAGCGGGACAAGTTCGGAAGAAAGGCCGTTTTGGTCAGACTTTCCCCGAGATTCGCCAGCATATCTGACACTGTTAGTGTTTTCTTCGGGGGCATGGTCTTCTTCTCTAGGTGTCCAACAGTGCTTACATATCTTCTGATTAGTGTAAACGCTGTAGAAATAATCTCTTGCGCTATGAGAACACATCGTCGTGCCCTATCTTTTAAGCTGTGGTCTGATCCACAGCGCCCTGTTGAGTTAGGAGAGAGATAACAGAGGCCAAAGCCGTGTTAGAACCCTTAGCACCACTGATAATTACGCCTTCAAACAAAAGCGGGGAGTCACTGCCGTTATGAACGTGACTCCCCGCCGCGGCCTGATTATTACCGGCCCCTAATGTATGATGTTGTGAGCCTGCTTCAGTATCTACGTCGCTATAAAGGTGAAAGAGCTTCACCGTCATAGGATCAGGACTTGGGTTATGGTCAGTATTCTCGGATGCGGCTGATACGCTCATTACTGCACCGCCACCCATTGATAGTTAATGGTATAGCTCGTACCAATAGCCGCGTTATCAGAAGTCTGAATCTTCACGTTGAAGCTAGTGGTAGTAATGGTGTAAGCGTAAATCTGAAGCAAAGAAGCTCGACCTGCAACGTTGGAACCTAGCGTGACTACAACGTTAGGTGCCTGAGTAAACCCGGCAGGTAGAGCCACTGAGTTAACGTTAAAGCTAACGCCCGAAGAAATGGAGATAGAGCCATTACCGCTCGCAATCTTAGAGGCGATAGGCGTTCCCAAACCATCGACATTTTTATTAACTTCGTCGGCAATAGTGGAGAAGTTAGTATTAAGAGTTGGCAGAGAATAGTTTTCTGCCGGATCAGGTAGCTGGAGATTAGACGCTCCAATGGCTTTCGCGGTACTCATGGGTATCCTTTGGCATCTAGTTACATTTCGATAGCCCGGTTTCCGCGAAGTGAAAGCTGTTGGCCGATAGCCATTCTCTCATTCGGGTCTTTCACGGTTTCATCGATAATCTCTAGTAGGATACCAAACAATTTCTGTGCGTCAATTTGCTTGTTCTTAGCCGGATCAAAGTGACCGGTAAGCTGGAAGCCAAATTCAATAGCTTTTTGCTCCCCATTGGCCATTTTATTAGCCAGCGCGAGTTCTGCGAGAGGGATAGCGGCCCTTACAGCGTCTCCACCGAGCTTCTTATACGCCTCATCGAAGACTTTATTCTTCTGCCAAGCAGCGAATTCGGCCCATGTAACGCCTACCTTCTTCAATTTCTGCGCCGGAGTTAGCGGAGAAGAGATATCGGTGAGCAGGGTAAGATAAGCAATCATCTTGGATGATAAGCCTTCGTCCTTTTCCAAGATCATAATTCCAAGGCTGGACATTTTGTCCAGATAGTCCTCGGAGACAATGTACTCATCGATTTCTTCTATGCTGGGAGTCGGTGCCTTTAGTGCGCCATTAGCATCGAAGCCGAATTGAAAGATCGTGGCACGTTCCGCCCATAGCTCACTAATAGCCTCGGCTGTAATCTCCCTATCAAGCGTATATAAGGTACGGCTGAGCATGGCGATCTGGTTGCGTACCGCGAGCGTCATCGACCCCACTGTATATACAGTACGAACGGCCGGCAGATCGGCCCCTGTGGGCGCTGGCGGGGTGCTGGGGAAGGGTGATTCGACAGACTCAGCCGGTTCTGGCTCATCCATACCCATAGCGTCGAAGATATCCATTACATGTAACCTTTCCAATGCCATTCATGCCATTCCCTATATTCCGTGGTGAATGGTTCACCGGCATGTTTAACTTCACGTCTATACATACCGACCTTCATAAGCGACGTAATGCTTTCCGTGTCATTAGTCCAAGCAGGCATTTCGATAGTCGGGACCTTGATATAGCCCCGCTTATTAAGCGCATCCGAGATAACGAGCAAAGCACCGTCTTTAGGGCCGCCGCGGAGCATGATAGTGGGCTGACTATTCTCCATCGAAGATCGTCCTTTCACCCACAGGAAGATCAGCTAGGTAGGCAATGTTCTCAGGGGGCATCCCGAAGAATTCCAGTCGCTTCTTAATAACGACAGGTAGGAACTTCGTGCTACCGGCCTCATAATGCTGAAGAATAGCGGGGTTAATAAGAAATAGTTTAGCGAATTCCATCTGCGTATCTGCAACGATTTCACGGAATTCAATCCATGAATCGTATTTACGGGTAGGAACTTTAAGCCACATACGCGGGGTAAGAAGGCGCTTACGCTCTTCGAGCATTTCCTTCTTATAGGCGACGTACTTAATCCCCCACAGGGTATCCTTATCGACTCGGGTCATAAAGCTGTGGAGCTTAGGCGGCATTGTGTCATACAGAGCAAGATCGGTTCTGTGGACAATTGAATAGCCGACGTTTGCAATTTCGGCCAAAGTGCTTTTATTGAGTTCGCGTCCGTTCAGGGCAGTAAGGATGCGTTCGTCATTATTAGCGGACTGGATAAAAAGCTGAACTGGATTGATAGCCACGTTATGTGACCTTTCGGATTTGTGTGCGGACGCCAAACATGCGATAATGCATAGCCATTTGCATAGCAGTTTCGGAACTTACGGTAATATAGGCCATTCTCCACTTATCGTCAGGGAAAAGTTGGCGGAATACTACATACTTTCTTCTCATGTGTTTATAGTATCCGTAGCATAGAGGGAAGTCAAGAGGGAAAAAATTCTCAAGTGGTAAAGGGATAAACGTGGCTGGAAGTTCAAAGCTCGGCAACATGGTTAATGGCTATATAGGACTATATGCGGTAGACTATCCATATCGGCCCCAAAGAAGAGGGCCACCAATGAAAGGCACACAATGTCACTCTCTCCCGTATATGAACTGATCTACTCCCAGCCGACCGAAGAGACTGTAGTTATCGGCGAGTTCGATAGCTGGGAAATGCTGGCCTCTCTTCTCACTGAGGAATGCACAATGATCACGGAAGAGTCCGGCAATACTGAGTTGACCCTCATGCTCTCTTGCTGGTTCATGAAGATGCAAGCTTCGGATGCGGTTCAGTTCGCTGACCTCACAGAAGAGAAGATGGTCTATACCTACCCTGAGTCTGGTATTACCGGCGGCTGGTCTATCCGTCTTCTTGATACCGGCATTGAGATTCTTCGGACTGAATCCTTCACTAACCGCGAGGGTCAGAATGTGGAGATTGAACTGGAGAAGTCCACTCTCAACGGCGAGAGCGAATACAACGTCCGCACTTCGATATCGACTCTCACCTTTGAACGCACGGCTACGGTACGGACTATCATTCAGTCGGTATCAAGCTGGGAGTCGAAGATCAACGCTATCAATGAGATGCGCTACCTCATGATGATCAACGGCTATGAGGCTCCTAAGTCGAAGCAGGCTATCGTCAAGCTGAGCGGCCAGTTCCGCGACCAGCGATAGAGGCTATATGGTCCCACCCTTCGGGGTGGGACCTAGCCGCGTGGAAATAAACTGGGTGGATTTGATACTGGCCGACGCCCTGATCCATGTTTATTGGTTTGATGCGTCTTATATGTTGCATCGTGCTGGCATAGAGGGTAATGTTTCTCTTGTAAGGCAAACAACCCCGGGGAACGATCCCCACAGAGTCCAAAGGACAAAGACCATGACTGAAGTTTCCACTCCCAGCGCCGCCGATTCCATCTACGCAACGATCGCCAACGATATCTTGGCTGAAGCCAAGAATGACTCCCAGAAGCTTCACGATATGGTGAAGCAGGTCAAGACGGCCAAGGGTAGCGCGGATGACGTGAAGAAGTGGATCGATGAGTCCACAGAAGACACCGTTGTGAAGCGCCGCGACGCTATCGCCAACGCCAAGGCAAAGATCGCGGAGATTCAGGCCGAGCTTGAAGCAGAAGCACGGGCCGCTATCGTCCCGGATGATATCGACGTTAACGCGATTCAGGAATCCTTCAAGACGGTACGTGGTGAGGTTATCAAGACTCTCAGCGCCGCCCGTATCATTCTTGGCAAGGCAGGCGTTAAGGACTTGTCCGAGATTGATGAGCTTCAGAATAACCTGCCTAAGAGCATCACGGGCGTATTCAGCGGCTCCGGTAAGTCTCCTGAAGAACTGGCAA